TTGGAGCCGCACCCCGGCAAGAATTGATTGAACAATCGTTGATTGTGGTGCTGGTAATTGCGAGGTCTCCACTTGCGGCTTCTAGGTGGATACCGTTCTTTGCGCAGACGCTGACAAATGAATTTTGAATGTTTGAATAACCAAGTTGGTACGAAAAAACACCAAAACCAAACGAGCTTACAAAATAGCAATCTTGAATTTTTACGTAAGAACCAGACCACCATTTAAACAATGCGCCAATGTTGGAAATATTTGTTTCTGCGTTGGAAGTACTGCCGTCCCAGTTACCCCGCAAAGTTAAATCGCGCAACAAACATCCACCACCAGACCCCCACGGAGTTGTAATGTTACCGCCGTTGATGAACAATGATGTGTTGGTGTTTGAACCAGACAATTTGATTATCGAAACCGATGTATTGCCTGTGGCGTTAGACGGAACCCCGTAAAGCGATTTGTTTTTAATGTCAATGTTGCCATCAACCAAGTAAGTTCCAGCAGGAAAAAACACCGCATTATTTTCGGCCAATGCGGCCACAATTGCAGATGTGTCGTTTGCAACACCGTTTCCAACAGCACCAAAATCCATAACGCTGACAATTTCGCGCAATTTGGCCTGTACAGTAGTTGTTACCGCACCAACGCCAGCAGGCTGATACGCAACGTCTGATGAAACAACACCGGTGGAAATATTGTCGTATGTCCCAATCAAAACATCGGTGCTGGTTCTTAAAACAAACTTGTACGATGTGTCCACACTTAACCAAATTTCTCCACCGGGCACTCGCCCAGCAGCATCCAATATGATTGGGTTAGTGTGGGCAATGCTGCCTGCGTTGCTGGTGTAAGTTGTCTGAGGCGTTGTTGTGCCTGCCGCATAGGTGTACAGTTTGCCGCCAGACAACGGGTTACCATTGTTGTCAAAAAATTGGGCTGCTGCACCACCCACAGGAGACAGAAAAACAGACATATCAAGGCTCCAAAAGAATCAAGCCGCCGTCCTCTTGCACGAGGTTGTCGCCGTCTTCAGCTAAAAGGTTGCTTTGTGCCTGTTCGCTGTTGCGACCGCCGAACAGCGTGATGATGCCACCCAGTCCAATGCCAACAGCGTTGCGAACAGCCAGGAAGCTCATTTTGTGTTCATCGGTTTGCAGTACACCACGCCAGCAGACGAGATCTGAATGGCACTGACTCGCCACAGACCGCTGGTGCTGATTGCCACTTTGAACGGGATGGGTGTGAATGCGGGGATCGGTGTGCTGGCAGTTGTTGCCACCGCACCTTCACCAACTTCGACATAGCAAGGTTCTGTGGACCAGACCATGACACCTTCAGGACCAGCGGGCCAGCCAGCAGTGTTGGCTGCGGTGCCTGTGAAAGAAGCAGTTTGAGCCGGGAAATTGGCTTTGGTGAGGGGATTGAGAAGTTCCATGACGGTTCCTTTATGCCAAGAATTTTAACTTGTACAGGGTGGACAGGTAAAGCCCAACAATTTCATCAATGATGTTCTGAATCGGGGTGTCGGTTTTGCTCACCACCTCGTACCGCATATCCTCAATGTCTTTGAGGGACTGCTCCAAAAACTCAATGATGTTCGTGGTTTTCTTGGCACTCATCAAGCTGATGGGTCCAATTAGACCATGACGGCCTTGATATGCCTCGGCAAACTTGTCGGCCAAGTCAATCACCCCATCATAGAACGTGTTCAGCGCCATGTGTTTGGAAAAGCTGCGGGTGTTCAAGTGAACCGAGTGGGCCACGTCACGGGCCAAGAACAGTTCGCCTACAAAATCAGCGCATTTCATTCATCTCTCCTTGAGGTGGCATCATCTCAGGCTGCATTTCTGGCATCTGACGCTGCTCATTCATCATGACCATATTGTCGTTGCTTTCCATTGCAGCCGCCACAACGCCCATCGCAATGTCTTGAATCTGCTGTTCACTCATACCAGCCTGCACGGCGCTGATACGCTTAGTCTCAGCATCAAATGCCTTGATTTGGTTGGCCTGTTCCTTGATCTCTAAGTCACGGACTTCCATGCTCTTGTTGACGTTTTGCAACATCTGGAACATGTTCTCCATCTCAGCCTGCATGGCCTGCATCTGCTGGTTGGCAGCAGCCAAAGCTGGATCGTCATCATCGGCCAACACTTTGGGGTCAATGGTTTTCTTGAACCGCTTGGCAAGGTCTTGGGCACCGGGCCAGTCCATGTTCTTGACAAACAAATCGCCAGCAACTTGCCACAACTGCGGGTTGCCTTGCAGCAACTGAGCCATGCTCTCCAGAGCCTCTTGACGCTTAGTAGCGTAGCCAGGACCGGTAATCACGCGCACATCGTACTTGCCAACGCCGGGGTTGTAGATCTTCTCAATCAACACGCCTTCTTGGTTCACAATCCGCTTGACCGGTTCTTGCTGACCTGGGTTCATCTTGACGGTCGATGGCTCACCATCTTCGCCAATGATGCGGGCGATGCGCTCGGTGTCGTAAATCTTGGGGATCAGGTCTACGAGTTGACGGCCAATGTGACGGATCGCACGGGCCAAGTTGTCAACGTAGTGGTAGGTGCCAATGTCGCCCTCACGCTGACGCGCAAGAATGGCTTTACCAGAACGCTCGTTGCTGGTCATGCCCAGCGATGCGTTGTATTGGCCGGTGGCCGACTTGATGTCCTCGGCAGCACCCGCCTTGGCTTGCAGCAGGCCGCTGGAGGCCATCGGAGGCTGTGCCCGCTGGGGTAGTGGCAACACAGCGCCTTGGCCGTCTGTAACGTCTGGATTGACCTCAAGGTAAGGCCAGTTGTTCGTGTTGGCAGTCTTCCACTGCTGCTCGAAGCCTTCAAACTGACCGCCGTACCCGATGAACGGGGCTTTGGGGGCCAGCGCCAGCATCTCAGCTTCCTGCGACACCCAGTAGTTGTACATGCGCTGGGCATCCTTGGCGTTGCGCACCAAGCCCGACACGTACATCTGGCCGTCAACCTCGAACTCGTTACCAACCACGCGCACCACGGGGATGTAGGAGCCAGCCCAATCGCGTTCTTCAAGGATGTCGTAGCCGTTGATCTTGCACCACTTGACCTTTTTGCGGTCAGCTTCGCGAGTGCGGATCGGCTTGCCAAACATTTCGCGCAGCATCTTGTCCTCGGGCGTACCGCTAAACGCAGTCTGGTTGCCAGGGTACAGGTTGAGCGTGTGCTTCTCGTACTCGATGTAGAAGTACTCGGCGATGCGAATGGTGTTCTCGCCGATCCACTGTGCAATGGACTGATCGCCCACGCCAAGGCTCATGAGGGTGCTGATAGGCGCTGCATCGGGATACAGACGCTCGTACTCAGTTTTGGGGATGTCTTCCGTGATGAAGCACCAGCGGGCATCTGCGCCTGCGGGGTCTTGGATCAAAGGGTCCATGTAGACGCTAAAGCTGTTGCGGATGCGCCCAATCTTGATGTCTTGATCGAATGACTTGTCATCGCAATACTCGGTCAAGACCCGGATATAGCCTTCGCCGTAGGACACTTGGTTCTCGCAGGCGGTGTCGTAGGCCACGTCAGCATCGGAGATGTATTCGATGTGACGAATCACGCCGTTGAACACGTCTGCCATGTCCACATCGGCCTTGTCGTCAGCCGGGATCACCTTGATGCCAGGGCGGTTCATGCGCTGCTCGTTCGTCACTTGGTGAACGTGCTGCGGCAGCTTGTTGATGGTCAGGCAGGGGCGGGCATTGATCGTTTGACCCTGCAAAGAGCCACGGGTCTGGAGCACATCAGCGGGCCACTGCCACTGGTTGTCTGGAGAGCCAGCGTAGAACCGCAAATCGTCAAGCTCGTCCTCACGAGTCTCGGAAAACGCAGTCATCGCTGTGTTCAAACGTGAACGGGCAACGGTCAGAATTTCCTCGGAACCGCCTTTTGACGAGTTTGGTCCGTTTTTTGCCACATTTGCTGCGGCTACGATTCCGGTAGTGTCTTTCATGCGTCAAATACTCCGAGGGTGTGTGATTCCCTCATGACCAGAAGGTTGTCACCCTCGTATTTTAGGTCTTGTCCGATGGAATCACCAAATAGCACTTTGTCGCCGACTTTCACGTCCTTGGCTTCAGGCCCAACGGAGATTACCACACCCGTGCCAGTTTGTTTCTGCCTCAAGAGGATAAACAACTCGTGTTTTTCCATGTCTGGACGCACAATCAGGCAGTCTTGCAGGGCTTGGAGACTCATTTTTTGGTTTTCATTGTTGGTTTTTTGGCAGGGTTACCGCTACCCGCCGCTTCGCGCTTGACGGAATACGCAATTGCCACGGCCTGCTTTACGGGTTTACCCGCAGACACTTCAGCCTTGACGTTTTTGCGAAATGCCTCTTTTGAGGGTGACTTGACGAGTGGCATCACTTGGCCTTTTTGGCAGGTTTGGCAGTCTTGGCCGACTCTTTAAAGTCCTTGGCCGAGGGTGCACCGGCAGCGCCGGGTTTGCGCATCTTCTCGCCAGAGCCAGCCGCGATGCGTTCGCGTTTGGCGTTGATGTTTGCATACAGTCCAGGTTTTGTAGCCATGTTACGTGCTCCTTGATAAAAATTGACCAGTGATTAAATTTCGGTCCGGTGGGTTGACAACAATCGGGTGCATTCGGGCGTGTTCAATTGTTTTCATGACGCGCAAGTTCTCAACTCGATTGTCGTTGTGAACGCCGTTGATGTGGTCAACTTGTTCACCATGCTCCAGCGGCTTAATGAATGCGTCAGCCACAAGGCGGTGCACCAATTTCTGTTTACCCCGAACCTCACGGGAGCCACCATCACGCAAATACACATCAACGTAAGGGCGTTGGCGTCCGTTGTCGGATTTGACACGCAACGTCATCATGCGCTCAAGCACCGGCACTGTGCAATTGCTTTTGCCTTTTCTCATCCGTGCCAACGACTTGACCCGACCAAGTGTGCTCACTTGGTAACGACCTTCGTAACCACGAACATCGGCCCACATTTCAGCATTTCCAGCGTTGCATTGATGCTCTTGCACGGCTACCCTTTTCAGATTTTTCTGCGATAGGGGCCATTCTAGCACAGAACGAATCTTTACGGCCTTGGTCGGCCTTTGTCTTGGGACTGGGCGCTGGCGCTTTGAGATTCGAGCCAGTGGCTGCGTTGTACTTCGCACGGCCCTTCTCTGTCAAGCCCGCGCCCTTGGACACCGGCAGCTTCTCGCCTTTTTTGACGCTTAGAGAGACAGTTTTCTTTGTTGCCATTCAAGCCCCCATCCATCCGGTTGAGACCGCACCGCGCTCTGACACGACGCGGCGCTCGGGTTTATTGTACTCACCCCGGCTTGCGACTGGGTATGAGAAGGTCAGCGCGATGGCGTCAGCAGCGTCGGGCGACGCCAAGCCACGGGCTTTCATGTCTTTTTTCGACTCCAGGAAGATCGACCCTTTGGAGTCTGGCTTCATCATAGGCGAGATCAGATCAGTTTTCAAGAACCTGTCGTTTGGGATGCTGGCCGACTTCAGCCAGTCGCGCATGTCGCCCCAGATCTGCGCCCTCATGTTGCCGTACATGGCCGGGTTGCGTGACTTCCAGCCGAAGTTGACGCCCTTGATCTTGTAGCGCTGCTCTTTCAGCCGGTCCACGATGCCGGCGCCTAGCCCACCCTCGTCGATAAACACCATCGCCGGCTTGAACTCTTCGATCGCCTCAATGACGTACCCGACCACCGTCATGGTGTCGTCGCCGCGGTGCCGAATGATGCGCGTGATGTCTCGCCCCTGCCGCACCGCGATCACCGTGGCGTCTGCTCCGAACCGCGCCGGGTCCACCCCGATCACGATCGGCGCGCTTGGGTCTTTGTACAGGGGCCTGCGCATGGCGTCGTCCACCACCAGGCTGGAGATGAACTGGTCGTCGCCAGCGTTCGGGAACTCGCCGTACACCTCGACGTGCGCCTGTGACGAGTCCGGCCCGTATTCATCGATGATCTGTTGGTAGACCTGCTTGTCCGTCCCCTCAACCGTGCGTGCGTCCACCACCTTGGTGTTCCAGAACTCGCGCTTGCTGTGGAAGGTCTCGTAGAAGTACCCCGTGTTGCGCCGTGGGTTGGAGAACGCCAACCAGAACCGGTTCGGGGTGTTTTCTGTAAAGAAACCAGCGGTCACCGCCCAAATGGCGTCTGCAATACCGCTGGCCTCGTCGAAGATTACCATCACACCGTCAAAGTTGTGCACACCCGCGTAGGCGTCTGGGTTCTCTTCCGACCACAGCCGGCCCTCGACGCCCCAGTAACGGGTGCCCTTCTTCAGGTCACGCTCGACCAGCTCGGTCAGCCACTTGGCCGGCATGAGCCTGGTGGCGCTCACCTCAAACCAGTGGCTGTTTAAGGACATGGCCAGCCACTTGGTGATCTCGGCCCATGTGATGCTTCTGAGCTGGCTTTCTGAGTTAGCCGACACGATCGTGGTCGAGCCGATGCGTGTAGACAGCATCCAGATCACGATCCAGCTTACGAGGGCCGACTTGCCGATACCACGCCCGCTACTCACCGCGTGGCGTAGGGTGTTGAAGTCCAGCTTACCCTTGTTCTGCTTGATGTGATCGCCGATCTGCTGGAGCACCTCGCGCTGCCATTTGCGCGGTCCCAAAAAGTGTTCCAGCGGTGTGCCCTTGACGCCCCACGGGAACGTGTACAGCACAAACGCCAGTGGGTTGTCCTTGTACTGTGGCGACCAGAGCCTGGCCATCAACTCTTGTTCGTCTTCGGCCGAATAGATGGTGGTTTGCATTACTGTACTTTATGTGGGGCCAGTCGCGCTTGGAGCACTGGTTGCGGTTCGTGGGCGATCACGTCGGTGACGTCCACCACGTCGGCAGCTCGGCGTTCGGCTTCGGCCAGTGCACCAAGAATACTGATCTGTTGGTTGACATCGACTGTGATGGCCTGCTTGGCTACCCAGCCGTGGACGTTTTGCAAGATGGCCAGGCTGGCCTTGGCGTCGCCCTCTTCAGCTGCTTTGTGCAGCTGTTGGGACGCAAGCAGCTCCCCGTCGGCGCGGCCTTTTTGTTCGGCCAGCTGCGCCACTCTATCCAACTCGCACAACTGCCGGTAGGCGGTGGGCACCATGCCTGCTGCTAACGCCAGGTTGTCGCCCTTCAACCCGAGCTTGGCTGCGTCGTAGATGCGGTTAAGCACCGCCTCGGTGGCGCGCACTTCATTAATGACAAGTGGCAGTGAATGAAAACTCATAGATGTATGGCCGCGTGGATGCGTGCGTGCATCTTATATTAAAAAAAATAAAAAATCTTTTGCAGTGCGCTGGTAAAAATAAAAATTGTTTGTGAGCGCTACGCTACCGTTGACCGGTCCGCTTGGCCCTCCCCCTCCCCCCTCCAACTCAAAACCACCACTTGGTCAGTGTGTGCACACTAACATTTTGTGGACAATGTGGACAGTCCACAACAAGCCGTCAACCCAAACTGTATGCATGTATGTTTGTACAGTACTGTATGCATGTACATCACTGTATAGACTTGGGTTTGTGGACAATGTGGACAGTCCACAAATAGGTTAGTGCCTACTAACTTAAACTTAGCGCCAGATCACGCGGCCGGCGAGTGTGGACAATGTGGACATGTGGACCATGCAGTTTTTTTCGCTAGACCCTAATTGGAAATGTTAGCCCTTACTAACTTATAAACAAAAAACTTTACCCTTAAACTTTATTGTCCACATTGTCCACAAACAGCCCAAAACCCGCATTCCCATTGGCCGCGCACGTGGACCATGTGCGCGTTTTCACGCCATCCACAATCGGTCCACGCTATCCACAAACCGAAAGTTGTAACAAGTTGTAACAAACCCCTTTACAAGTGTAAAAATATCCGTTACGCTCGAATCTCCCTCGCGGGAAGGGCAAACCACTGTATAAAACGAAAGGCAAACCATGCAAAACGAAATCGACAACCTGAAAACCCTGGCGATCGAACAGTACGAAATCGACGGGGGCGAAATGCTCGAGACCTTCGACGCGGCCGATTATGCGGAATTGATCGCTGAATTCAAAACAGCCACGGCCGCGTGGGCCTGGCATCTCCGCATCACTGACGCCAGGCGCGAAGCTGGCGGATATTACGAATCTTTTTAAAGGACCAAAACCATGAAACAGTTTTTTATCGATCTTTTCCACGCCGCGCTTTTCGCGCTTTGTATCGGCGCGCCGTTCGCTGGTTATTTTTATTTTTATGGGGCATGACATCATGAACAAACTATCTCAAGCGATCGCCCAAGCCTGGCCACGGATTAGCGTGACATCCAAGCTCGACGGCATTCGATCATGGTCCTTGCAAGCGCTGGACACCTGCCCTGGCTCGCTAGAGTCTCCGGGCGTGCTGGTCGATGCCTGCAAGGGTTGTTACGCAACAACCGGGAATTATGTTTTCGCCAACGTGAAAGCACCTAGAGAATTCAATCGTTTAGATTGGACTCGCTTAGACTGGACCGATAACATGGTTCAGGAATTGCAGCGCGACGAATATTTTCGCTGGCTCGACAGCGGAGATCTTTACAGCTTGGCCCTGGCTGAAAAAGTGCTCGAGGTCATGCAACGCACGCCGTGGGTAAAACATTGGTTACCAACCCGTATGCACAAATTCCCTAAATTCTTGCAAGTATTGCGCGCCATGCAAGCGCTGGACAATGTTAGCGTTCGATTCTCCGCTGATTCGATCACCGGCGAATATATCCCGGGCTTGCATGGCAGCGTCATCGGTCCAAGCGCTGACACGTTTCAAGCGCATCCAGGCGCGTCACTCTGTCGCGCTTATGAGCACGACGGCAAGTGCTCCGGCTGTCGCGCGTGTTGGGATAAGTCGATCGATTTGATTTGCTACCCTGCCCACGGCCGCAAAATGGCAAAAGTCATCATGATGAGACAAGCCTGATTTTCAGTGTCTGGCCATCTGGCCAGACGCGGACAATTCGGTCCGGTAACAGTAGAGTCAACACCATGAAAAAATCAATTGTCATTATTGAATTGTTCGGACGGCCGGAGCGCTGTCGCATACTGGCCAAGCATGGCCGCTATGTAATCGACGTGGAGCGCTTGCGCGACGGTAAGTGCTTTAGGGTTTCGGGGCTGTCGCTATGATCGAATCACCAATTCCCGGTTACAAGCATGACCCGCGGCCGGATCGTTACCCTACGCGGGAGAGCTGGCCCAAGCCTGGCGCCAAAGGCACCTATAAGGGTAAACCCGTGGAACTAAAGGAAATCTATTTCCAATACTACGCGCTATTCAAAACCGGGCCGTATTCAGTCATGCGCGCCAATTTACAGGACTTCATACCATGCGAGTAAAAGAATTCTATCAATGGCTGATCGACTTAGCGGACGCCCTGGACGGCGCGCCGATCGATCTACCAAGCGCCGAACATGCTTTTTTAACCGGCCGGACAGTGGCCGAATACTTGGAGATACAAAAATGCAATTCGACTACATGAGATTACCCGCCAGCGAAGCGGAGCGCCTATGCTACGCGGAGGGCTTCGAAAACGCGGCTAAACTGTTCGCCCGCATCGAAGCGTTGCAGTATGCCCTAGGACAGGCGACGGCCGCGCTGGTGGCCATTGAAGAGGGCCCAATGAATGCCCGCCAGGCGTCGGGAGCGGCGCGTGAAGCGCTGCACATTGTCAGGCGGTCGACATGACGGCCGCGCTGGTGGCCTTGGCGGTGGCCATCTTGGCCATTCTGTTCAAAATATAAAAAAGGGCCCTTGACGGGCCCTTATTACTTGACGGCGCGCAGGGTCGACGGTGGCGGATCCTCGACCATATCGCGCAATTCGGACCGGGACATTTCCACCATATCGGGCGCGCAGAAAATGTGCTTTTTGGTGTCGTGCCGGCGCGATTTCAGGCGCCCCATGTCAACCCAGCCGGCTTCCTTTAGCGCATGCAATAACGCGCCCTGGACCACTTTAATCGCGCCAGGCGCGGACCCTTGCAGGCGATCGCACAGAGCATGCCAGGGAGCACCGACGACACCTTTGGAGAATTCACCGATGCGGGCGCGCATCAACTCCACCAGGAACGATTCAGCGCCGCTCATGCCAGCTTCCACCATGATGGCCTTGGCTTCGGTCATCATAGGGGGCAGACCGGGGTTAAACGCGGCGACGTCACGCTGGTGCAACCAGGCAGCAACGCGGGGCATGCCGCCGCCCTTGTACCAACTCCACAGGCCCACAGACTCGGCGGGGGACATACGGCCGGCGTCGGACCAGATGACAAACCACCGGCGGTCTTCTGTGGGGAGGTTGATGGCCACCCGCTCATTAGAGTAAGCCAGGACAAACAAACGATTCAGGGCCATGTAGGGGTGCAGGCCCTTGCGGTTAATTGGCAGCATGTCAGGGGGCGCAGCGATCAGGGGCTTGAGTTGATTTTCCAGCGCGCGGCGGTCTTTGGCTTCGGCCTGGCGCAGTTCGTTGATCACCATAACCTCGGTCTCGAGGGCGTAACCCCATTGGGACGTCAATTCTTCGTTACGCACCAAGGACACGTTGATCAGGGCGTCGCCACCGATCGCCCACAGGAACGGGGCCCAGAGGGTGTCTTTACCGACACCAGGCGCGCCACCATGCAGGACGGCGTGGTTAATCTTACGGTTGGGGTTTTGGACCTTGAAGGCCATCACGTCAAGGACGTGTGCGCGCTCACGGGCGTCAGGGATCATGCGCTCGACGTGGGCCAGCCAGGGACCGACGTCGCCGGCCACGGCCGGGGGACGGGCGTCGCGCCAGCGGTTGCCGTACACCAGGCCATCACGGGCGCAGAGGATCGACTCGCCGGGGGCGTAGGTCAGGCCGACCAGCGCGCGGGCACCCTTGGCTTGGCGGTGCTCATCAAAACTGGTGGCGGCTTCGATTTTC